GCCGGCCGTACCCGAGACCCTCGCGCAGCAGATCCTGCGCCGTGCGCAGCAGGCGAAGTCCGATCGTGCGGTGCATGAGTCCGTCTGGCGCGAGTGCCTCGAGTACACCTGGCCCGAGCTCGCGCACGGCATCACCGGCGAGACGGTCACGGCCAGCGACGCAAAGGCGAAGAAGGCGCGCCAACTCGACTCGACGGGACGTGACGCAGCCAAGACGCTGGCCGCCGGCCTGATCGGCGGACTGGTGCCCGCGAACGCGCAATGGTTTGAACTCGACGTCGGGCGCGAGTCCGAGGACGAGAAGCGCTGGCTCTCGGAAGCTGCCCAGACGATCTGGGAGAACATCCACGTCTCGAACTTCGACGCGGCGGTGCTCGACGCGATGAAATACGAGGTCGCCTGCGGCTGGCCTGCGCTGTACATCGACGAGGCGCCGGAGGGCGGATACTCGTTCGACTGCTGGCCGATCGGCGGCGTGTACGTGTCGGCCGGTCGCAGGGGCGGGCGCATCGACACCGTCTATCGCTGCTTCGAGCTGACCGTCGAGCAGTGCGTGAACGAGTACGGCATCGACGGCGTCTCCGAGGAAGTGCGCGAGAAGCTGCGCGCCGGCAAGCTCTCGGAGAAGGTCGCGCTCACCTGGGCGATCTATCCGCGCAGCAGCTACGTCGTCGGCCCCGCGCTCGCGAAGAACAAGCGCTTCGCCTCCGTTGTCGTGGAGGACCGCTCGAAGTGCGTCGTGCGCGAGTCCGGATACGACGAGTTCCCGTTGGCCGTGCCGCGCTGGGCGCTGATCCCGGGCACCGACTACGCGACCGGGCCGTTCTCCGACGCGATCGCCGACGTCAAGCAGCTCAACCACCTTGCGTTCAACGAAAGCGCCGCGACCGACCTGGCCGTGGGCTGCATGTTCGTGGGCGTCGACGACGGCGTGCTCAACCCGAAGGCCGTGAAGATCGGGCCGCGCAAGGTGATCGTTGCGGCCTCGACCGAGAATATCAAGCCGCTGAAGACCGGCTCGGATTTCCAGGTCGCGTGGACGAAGAAGGACCAGCTGCAGGCATCAATTCGTCGCACGCTGATGGCCGACCAACTGCAGCCGCAGGACAAGGCGCAGATGACCGCCTACGAGGTGCACGTCCGGGTGCAGATCATTCGGCAGCTCCTCGGGCCGATCTTCGGTCGCCTGCAGGCCGAGTTCCTGCAGCCGCTGATCGAGCGCTGCTTCGGCATCGCCTACCGCGCCGGCGTGCTCGGCACGCCTCCGGAGTCGCTCGCCGGACGCAACTTCACGGTCAAGTACGTCTCGCCGCTGGCGCGCGCGCAGAAGCTCGAGGAGGTCACGGCGATCGAATCCTGGTACGCCTCGCTCGGGCAGCTGGCGCAGGCGAAGGGCGATCCGTCCGTGTTCGACCTGGCCGACGACGACGAAGCCGCGCGCGTGCTGGCCGACGGCCGCGGCGTGCCGGCGCGCATCCTGCGCTCGCCCGAGGACATTGCCGCCCTGCGTGAGCAGCGCGCCCAGGCGCAGGAACAGGCCCAAGAATCCGCGATGACGCAGGAGATGCAGCTCGCGGGCGCCAAGGCCGCAATGGCTGGCGAGCGCCGTGCGGCCTGAATCCGAGATCACCCCGCAGCTGTTCGCCGACGTCTTCGAACACGACCGGCGCGGCGCCGCGATCCTTGAGCACCTGGTCAAGCGGTTCGTCCGCCCGGCCGAGACCCGAGGCGGCATCGACGCGGTGCTCACCACCTACAAGGGGCTGGGCAACCGTGAGCCGCTCGACTACATCATGCTGATGATCAACCGCGCGGCCGGCGTTCCTGAAGACGGGCCGGCGGGCGAAGACGATCCGGAGACGCCCGCCGACGGCTGAATGTCGGGATTCCGTTGCGCGAGTCGGCCGAGGATGGCGGCCAACAGCAACCGGAAAGCGCAGCCGCATGTTCCCCCGTCGAATCCATCACGTGCTCATGGATGCAGCCACCGGCGCCGAGGGCGGTCACAGCTCGGGCGGCGCGGGCACTCCTCCCGATGACCGTACCGGCAATGCCGGGGCTCCCGCTCCGGCAGCCGCTGCGCCGGGGGCTGCACCCGCCAGCGCGCTCGCCGCTGCCACGCAGCCCGGGCCGCACGATCACGTTCCGGAGAAGTTCCGCGTCATGAAGGCGGACGGATCGTTCGATGCAGACGCGAGCCTGCGCAAGGTCGCCGAGAGTTACAGCCAGCTCGAAAAGCGCGTCGGCTCCAACGATGCGCCGCCGGCAGCGGCGACCGACTACAAGATCACGCCGCCCGAGGCGATGAAGGACGCCTTCTCGCCCGATGACGAGGGGTTCAAGGCGTTCCTGGGCAAGGCGCACGGCGCCGGCCTCACGCAGGCGCAGCTCGACGTCGTCATGGGCGCGTTCTTCGAGACCGCCCCGAAGCTCGCCGGCGGCGCCGCTGCGCTCGATGCCGATGCGTGCATGACCGAACTGAAGAAGGACTGGTCGACGCCGGAGGCGCTGACGCAGAACTTCGTTGCGGCCGACCGCGCGATCGGGCAGCTGGGCGGCCCGGCGGCCGACGCGCTGCGCGCGAAGTACGGCAACGATCCGGACTTCCTGCGCTTTGCCGCGGCGGTGGGTGCGCAACTGAAAGAGGACCGGGCGCCAGGCAGCGCCGGCACGCCGCGCGCCGAAGACGTCGCTGCGCTCGAACGCAGTCAGGCGTACCGCGACCCCAAGCACCCCGATCACGAAAAGGTGAGCCGCCAGGTTCGCGAGTACTACGAGCGTGTCGCCGCGGCGAACCCCGGAATGGTCGTCTGACTCGAATTCACGCCGGCCCGCGGTGGCGCGCGGAGAACCGGTCAACCTGCCCGCCGGATCGCACCACGCCGAACGATCTGCGTACAGCCAGGCCCGGATGACGGACAACCTGCCAGGCGATAGGTCAACCCCACTTCGAGGTTTCGATCATGACCATCACCAATGCGTTCGTCATCCAGTGGGACAACGCGATCAAGCAGCAGGCCCAGCAGACCGAGTCGCGCCTGATGAAGGCCGTCATGGACAAGGGCTCGATCACTGGCGAGTCCTTCACGCACAACGCGCTGGCCGCCACCGACATGCCCGAGATCGCCACGAGGCTGGGCGACACCGAGTGGGGCAGCCCCGAGCACTCGACCCGCGTGGCGACGATGCGCGACTTCTACCGCGCGCTGCCGCTGGATCGGTCCGACGTTCCGAAGATGCTCGCCAACCCGGTCACGGGCGGCGACTACATGAGCGCGATCATGGCGGCGCGCAACCGCCGGATCGACTCGATCATCTACAACGCGCTGATCGGCTCGCAGCAGCTCAAGGACGGTTCGAGCGCGGCGCTGCCGAGCGGCCAGAAGATCCTGCACGGCTCGTCCGGCCTGACCAAGGCCAAGCTGATCCAGGCCAAGAAGCTCTTCCGGCAGAACGAGGCGGACCCCGAGGCGGGCGAGGAGCTGTTCATCACGTACACGGGCGACGCGCTCGAGGACGTCCTGAACGACAACCAGCTCACCAGCGCCGACTTCCTCGCCGTGAAGATGCTGCAAAACGGCGACCTCTCTGGCAAGTGGATGGGCTTCAACTGGATCCCCTACGAGGGCGTGACGACCGCCGCGAGCGTCGCAACGCTCGTCTCATGGGCCCGGTCCGGGTGCAAGTTCGGTCGCGGCTACGAAGAGGGCAACGTCACCCGCCGGGGCGACAAGCGCGACGCATGGCAGGTCTCGATGGCGGCCTCCTACGGCGCGCTGCGCACCGAGGAGAAGAAGGTCGTCACGATCGAGATCTCGGTCTGACGCGGCGAAACACAGAGCAGAGGAATCATCATGTCCGAAGTCAACTCGTACCAAGCCGCCGAGACTGCAGCGGGCCGCAAGCTCGTGCCGGCGACGCACAACCGGCTGCGCAGCGCGTACTTCCGCACGCCGACCACGCACGCGATCGCCAACGGCGACACCATGGGCAGCGGCATCACCCTGCCCGCCGGCGCCCGCATCGTACGCGTGCGCGAGTCGCACGGCACCGGGGCGGCGAGCTCGACGGTGAGCGTGGGTGTGCGCAACCCCGTGACGAAGGTGGCCATCGTCGCCGACGCGATCGTCAAGGACCTCGCGCTCACGACCGCCGGGGTCTCCGATCCGGTGACCGGCACCAAGCTCACCGGCGGCGCGGATTACGTGCTGCCGAGCGACGCGGAGCTGTACGCCACCTTCGGCGGCGCGACGCCCACGGCGAACCAACAGGTCGCCTTCTGGGTCGACTACATCGCGCCCTGACCGCGGGAAGGCTCTCCGCATGAGGACCGACAACGGGGACTTCGGTCCCCGTTTTGCATTCGAGGGATAGATGGCGGCATCCGCGGTATCGATCTGCAGCGCGGCGCTCGACATGCTCGGCGCCGATCCGATCAACTCGCTGACCGACCCGGGCGTGAACGCGGGGCGCTGCGCGCGCGCATGGCCGCTGGTGCGCGACTGGCTGCTGCGCAAGCACTCGTGGAACTGCGCCGTGAAGCGCGTGGCGCTGGCGCCGGATGCGAACCCGCCGGCCTTCGGTTTCGGCAAGGCGTTCACGCTGCCGGCCGACTTCCTGCGCATCCTCGAGGTGGGCGACGACGCGACCGCGCGGCCGACCTACAAGGTCGAGAGCGGCAAGATCCTCGCCGACATCTCGGTGCTGCGGCTGCGCTACGTCTGGCGCAACGAGAACCCGGCGACCTGGGATAGCGCGATGGTCCACGTGGCGACACTCGCGATCGCCGCGCGCCTGGCCTATGCGATCACCAACAGCGCCAGCGTCGAAGAGGTCCGGCTGGCCGAGCTGCGCGACGAGCTGCAGGCGGCCAAGTCGATCGATGGCGTGGAGGAAGACGGCGAAGTGCTGGGCGACTTCCCGCTCTACGCGGCGCGCTTCTGATGGCTGCCGCGCACGACATTCAGACGAGCTTCACCGGCGGCGAGCTTTCGCCGCTGCTCGAGGGCCGCGTCGACATCGCCGCCTACAAGGCCGGCTGTCGGTCGCTGCGCAACTTCCAGCTACTGCCCTTCGGGGGCGCCAGGCGCCGGCGCGGCACGAGCTTTCGGGCGGCGACCAAGGACTCGACCAAGCGCACGCGGCTCGTGCCGTTCGTCTACTCGCAGACGCAGGCCTACGTGCTGGAGTTCGGACATCTGTACGTCAGCGTGTACAAGGATGGCGCGCAGGTGGCCGGGCCCTACGAGATCGCCTCGCCATTCACCGAGGCGCAGCTCTTCGAGCTCGACTACTCGCAGTCGGCCGACACGATGATCATCACGAACCGGTCGCACTTCCCGCGGCGGCTGCGCCGCTTCGGCGACGCGCTGTGGGTGCTCGACCAAGTGCCTTTCACGCAGATCCCGATGGACGAGCGCGGCAAGCGCCCGACCGACGCGCTGACGCTGTCGGCTACCGCCGGGGCGATCACCCTGACCCTGGCGGCCGGCGCGGCCGGCTCCGGCTTCTCCGCGGCCGACGTCGGGCGCGAGTTGGTGGCCGGCATCGGGCGCGCGACGGTGACAGCTGTGGCGAGCGAGACGAGCGCCTCGGCGACGGTGGTCACCGCGTTCGATGCGACCAGCTACGCGGCCGGCGCCCACCGCCTGCTCGACTCGCCGCGCTCCACGCTCACGCCATCGGCGAAGGATCCGGTCGGCGCGACGATCACGCTGACCGCCGACATCAACACCTGGCGCTCGTCCAACGTCGGCGACATCGTGCGGATCAACGGCGGCATCGTGCGCATCGAGACGATCACGAGCGAGGCAGTCGCCAGCGGGATCATCACGCAGGCGTTAAACGCGACGACGGTGGCGCCGCCCGATACCTGGGTGCTCGAGTCGCCGATCTGGAATGCGTACGACGGTTATCCGACCTGCTCGACCTTCCACGAGCAGCGGCTGCTCTTCGGCGGCGCACCGGGCGATCCGCAGCAGATCGCCTTCTCGCAATCGGGCGCCTACTTCGATTTCACGCCCGGCACGCTCGACACCGACGCGCTAGTTCGCACGATCGCCACCGACGAGCAGAACGCGATCGAGTACCTGGCCGCCGACACGGTGCTCATGGCGCTGACCTACGGCGGCGAGTTCACGCTGCGCGGCGGGATCGAGAAGCCCATCACGCCCACGAACATCCAGGTCAAGCCCAAGACCAACTACGGCGCGGCGCGCGTGCGACCGATCAAGGTGCAGAAGGAGCGCGTCTTCGCGCAGCGCTCCGGAACGCAGCTGGTCGCGATCCAGTACGCCGAGGAGAACGACACCTTCGGCGCCGAGGACATCGGCATCCTGTCGGAGCACCTGTTCGCCGCCGGCGTCGTCGAGATCGCGTACCAGCGCCGGCCGGTGCCGTCGCTGTACTGCGTGCTCGAGTCGGGCGAGCTCACCGTCGGCACGATCGATCGCAATCAGAACATCCTCGGCTGGGCGCCGTGGGAGACCGATGGCGCCGTCGAGTCAATATGCTCGATTCCGCGCGGCAAGACCGACGAGGTCTGGGTGGTCGTGCGCCGCACGGTGAACGGCGCGACGGTGCGCTACGTCGAGCGCTTCGAGGAGAGCTTCGAGGCGCTCTACGGACAGACGGGCTTCGACTACGGCTACACGGTCGACTGCGCGACCGCGAAGGCATCGGCCACGGCGTTCACGACCATCAGCGGCCTCTCGCACCTGGAGGGCGAGTCGGTCTCGGTGCTGGCCGACGGCTACAACGCGGGCACGTACACCGTGGCCAGCGGCGAGATCACGCTCGCCACGCCCGCGAAGAAGGCCATCGTCGGAAAGGGCTTCTCGGCGTTGCT